CTAAAGCATCAGTTGGCCAAATTGGTGATTATGTAGTTGTTGCAGCAACAACAGTAAATAAGTTGTTTTATAAAAATTCAAGTGGCGCATGGGTAATAGTCGGAAGTGCAGCTTGGAAAGGTAGCCACGCTACTATAAAAAGTTCAGCAGCTGTTGCAAGTGTTGCATCAGGTGTTACAATGACAATTAACAGTGTTACAGTTACATCAAACGCTACAACACTATCAAGTGTAGTTGGTGTTATTAATGGCTTATCAATTGCAGGCGTTACAGCAGCAGTTGTTGACAGTCAATTAGAATTATACAACACTGGCGCTTCAACACAAACTATTGTAGTTGCAGAAGGTTCAGGACTTGCAGAAGACGTTAAGATTGCAGCAGGTACTTACAAGATTCCAGCATTAGTAACTTCAACACATACAAGTGTACCACAGTTTAAAGTTGGAGACGACAATCGTCCAAGCGGCAGTATTTGGTTTAAAACTACTGAGCCTAACTTAGGTGCTCGTTTAAGAGTTAAACAGTATGCTACAGGAACAGCAACATGGACACAAGTTGCAGCTCCGATACATGCTACTAACCAAGCAGCACTTTATGCAATGGACAAAAGCGGTGGCGGTGCTAATTTAGCAGCTGGCGCAGTTTATGTACAAACTAACGCGGCAGAAGAAGCTATTAATTTAGCAACATTTAAGATCTTTAATAGAGCAGCAGCAGGCGCTACTGTAATTACAAGTTCAGCTGTTGCAACTCAGCTTTCAGCACAAAGTTACGCTTTTGATATTCAAGAAACTTTAGCAAACAATGTGGCATTACAAACAGCAAAAACTGTATCATTTACAGCAACAGGCGCTTCAAGTGACGCAGACGTATTAGCAGGTGCTATTAACAGTGCAGGCTTTACAAATATTATTGCTACTGTTGATGCAGCTAACAAAGTTTCAATTAAGCACACATTAGGTGGCGACTTCCGTATTACAGATACAGGCGGTGCATTAGCACTTGTTGGTTATGCTGCATATGTAAGTGTTAACTCAGGAACACCTAACTTATATGCTGTTCCAGCAGGCGACACAGTTAATGACTTTGTTGCAAGTAACTGGAAAGTACTAAGCTACACAGCAGGTGTAAATGCTCCAACAGCACTAACAGCAGACGGAACACTTTGGTACAATTCAATTGTAGACGAAGTTGACATGATGATACATAATGGTACAACATGGGTAGGATACTTAGCTGCAACAAGTCCGTTCTTTGCAGCCAGCGATGGTGATAAGACTGACCCAGCTGGACCACAAGTAGCGGCACTAGCGCCAACACTACAGTCAGATGGAACAGCACTTAAAAATGGCGATCTTTGGATTAGCACAGCAGACTTAGAGAACTATCCATTAGTTTACAAATATAACGGAACTACTTTAAAGTGGGTATTACTTGACAAAGCTGATCAAACTACAGAAGATGGTATACTATTTGGCGATGCTCGTTACAACACAGCAGGATCAAACAGTGCAGCAGCAGGTGCTATTGCAGACTTACTAGCAAGTAGCTACTTAGACACAGATGCTCCAGATCCAGCACTATATCCAAAAGGTATGTTGTTATGGAACACTAGACGTTCAGGCTTTAATGTTAAGAAATTTGCTAGAGACTATGTAGATACAGCAGCTGACAACATTAGAAATGGTGACGAGTCAATGAGTGCATACTACAAACACCGTTGGGTAACTGAGTCAGCTAACCAAGCTGATGGTTCAGGTAGCTTTGGTGCAAAAGCACAACGTAAAGTTGTTGTGCAAGCAATGCAAGCAATGATTAACAGTAATGACGCTATTAGAGATGACGAGTCCAAAGTGTTTAACTTAATGGCAAGTCCGGGTTATCCAGAACTAATTGGCGAAATGATTTCACTTAACAATGATAGAGGTTTAACAGCATTTATTGTTGGTGATAGTCCAGCTAAACTAACATCAGACGCAACATCATTAAACGACTGGGGTTCAAATGTAAACCTAGCTGTTGAAGATAATGATAACGGTCTAGTAAGTAGAGATGATTACTTAGGTGTATTTTATCCATGGGGCTTCACAAGCGACAACGCAGGTAACAATGTTGTTGTTCCACCAAGTCACATGATGCTAAGAACACTGGCATTAAGTGATCAAGTTAGTTATCCTTGGTTTGCACCAGCAGGTACAAGACGCGGTGGCATTACTAATGCTTCAGCAACAGGATACATTAATTCTTCAGGTGAATTTGTAAGCATAGCACTAAACGAAGGACAACGAGACACACTATATAGTTTAAGCATTAATCCAATTACGTTTATTACTGGTGCAGGACTTGTTAACTTTGGTCAGAAGACTCGTGCAAGAGCAGCTAGTTCTTTAGATAGAATTAACGTTGCAAGACTTGTAATCTTCCTACGTAGTCAGCTTAACAAACTTGCTAAGCCTTATATCTTTGAGCCAAACGATAAGATCACACGTGATCAAATCAAACAAGCGGCTGAAAGTTTATGCTTAGAGTTAGTTGGTGCGAGAGGACTTTATGACTACTTAGTAGTATGTGACGAGAGTAACAACACACCAAGTAGAATAGACAGAAACGAGCTATATTTAGATATCGCAATAGAACCAGTTAAAGCAGTTGAATTTATATATATTCCGTTGCGTTTGAAAAATACTGGCGAAATAGCAGGCTTGTAAAAATGATAAATAATATTATAACAGGAGCAAGATAAAATGGCTATTTCATCACTATCAAAAATTACAGTTCCACTAGCAAGTGATAACAGTTCTTCTAACCAAGGATTGTTAATGCCAAAACTTCAATATCGCTTTAGAGTGAGCTTGGAGAACTTTGGTGTTAGTGCAGGGGAAGTTACAGAGTTAACAAAACAAGTTGTTGATGTTACTAGACCAAACGTTAGCTTCGAAACTATGACAATTGACGTTTACAATTCAAGAGTATACTTAGCAGGTAAACATACCTGGGAAGCTATTACATTGAACTTAAGAGACGATGCAACAGGCGCAGTCCAGAAATTGGTCGGCGAACAACTACAGAAGCAATTCGACTTTATGGAGCAATCAAGTGCTGCAAGTGGAATTGATTATAAGTTCGTTACTAGAATCGAAGTATTAGACGGCGGCAATGGTAACTTTCAACCAACTGTACTAGAAACATTTGAGATATACGGTTGTTACTTAGAAAGTGCAAACTATAACACATTAGCATACAGTGCTAATGAACCAGTTACAGTATCACTAGCTATTAAGTACGACAACGCTATACAAACTTCAGGCGTAAGCGGAGGCGGTGTTGGTAGTGCTATTGGCAGATCAGTAGCAGCTATTGCATCTACTACAGGCGTAAGCTAAAAGTAATTGTAATTTACAAATTAAAAAAAGGATCTTTTATAGGTCCTTTTTTTTTATCTACGTACTTAATTCATCTGGATAAATATTAGTATGAGCAAATTCGGTGGATTTTTAGATAATTTAATAAGTGGGGCTTTATCACCCAAAGGCGACATGGCGGACTACGCACATGCAGCCCGACTATACACAGATGACAACTTTAGGTTAGCGCCTAAGACAAAGTTTCTTTATCATGTGGCATTCAATATAAACGAAGATGTAATTAAAAAGGTTCGTCCTAACTTTGATAAAAAGCATGGACTAGAAATCAACATGCTAGTCAAGACAGCAGACTTGCCTAAGTATAATATTACAACTGAAACAAAAAACAAATACAATCGGAAGAAAAACTTACAAGTTCGTTTAGACTACGATCCTATTAATATTACATTCCACGACGACAACATGGGACTTACAACTTACCTTTGGGAAAGTTATTATAGGTACTATTATGTAGATGGCAACTTAGGAAGTTTAGATGCTGCAGGGAAACCAAATGCAACAAGTGCAGGGTTTATGCCACATAATACGTATGAAGGTAAAGGGCTTAACACGTTTAGATACGGTTTTGATAATAACTCATATGAACCATTCTTTAACAGTATTCAAATAAGTCAAATGGCTAGACATCAGTATGTAACATATACACTTGTTAATCCTATTATAAGTAGTTTCCAACACGATACTATGGATAATTCCGCCGGTGGCGAAACATCACAAAACACAATGCAAATTTTATACGAATCAGTATTTTATAGTACAGGCGCTGTTGAAGAAGGTAATGCTCCTGTAGGATTTGCTACAGAACATTACGATACATCACCAAGTCCGATTAGTGTTGCAGGCGGTGGCGTAGCTAATTTATTAGGTGGCGGTGGCGTACTAGCCGGAGCAGGAAGTGTGTTCAGTGATCTTAGTAGCGGTAACGTTGGACTGGGTACGTTAATTAATGCATCTAACACAATTAAAAATGCTAAAAAGTTAACTAAAGAAAGTATACGTAATGAAGGCTACAGTGTAATAGGAAAATCATTATCAGCTACAACTGGTGCTAATGTAAGCGGACTTGCAAACTCAAGTTTTCCAAAGTCAGGCGGCACAGGGCAAACCAATGCTACTACAGCTGAAGCATTGGTTACACGTAAAGTTAATAAACCATTAGCTAACACAGATATACAAAACGAATTAAATAACACACCAGGACTTAAAGATGCTGTAGCAAGACAATTAGTTGCTACAGGAGTAGTAGCGTCAACTGTAGCAGGACTTTCAGTTGGTCTTGCACCAGGTCTTGGATTATATGATACACTAACTACTCAAGAAAAAAACGCAATTAAAGAAGAAGTTGACGAAAAAATTGCAGAAGGAGATCCTAAAGTTCTTTCTGTAGGAAATAAAATTGTTGCGTCTTATAGAGAAACACAAGGAAGAATAGCAAATGTCTAGTAACTTACCAGTAGAAACATTCGACTCAGCTGACGCAACTAAAAAGTTTTTTGATCAGTATTTTACAGAATCAATATCTTATCCTAGTAACCAAGTTGATGCCGTTGTAGGCTTTTTTGAAAATAAAGGGTTTGAAAAATTAGCTGCAAGAAGTACAGCTACAGTTATACTTCAACAAGCTAAAGTTGACAATGTTAATGTGTTTGAAATTATCGATACACTTAAAGGCTTAACTAAAATACAACTAAGCGAAATTGTTGCTACTATTTTAAACTATGATAGAAATAAAGTTAGTACACTTGGCTTTAGATCAACATCAGTTTCGGAAAAGTTAGAACGAAGAAACATTGTAGAGTAACGCTATGGGCCGTTTTGCACAAGGCAAGTACACTCCTAAATATCCAGAAAAGTATGTAGGAAACAAAAACCCAACTTATAGAAGTAGCTGGGAGTTTGCGTTTATGAAGTTCTGCGATGAACATTCCCATGTTGAAAAATGGGCTAGTGAAGCAGTTAAAATCCCTTATAGAAATCCACTAACAGGTAAGCATACTATATACGTCCCAGACTTCTTTATAGTATACACAGGTAAAAAAGGTGGACAGCAAGTTGAACTAATTGAAGTTAAACCCGAAAATCAAACTGTGTTTGAAAAACTAGGACGTAGTGCTCACAATAAAGCAGCTTGGATAGTTAACCAAGCAAAGTGGGAAGC